ACATTAGCTTAAGCAGGATACCCGACATACTGGCGTACTTGATTGAGATCAAACTAAATTGTAACCCAACTCATAAAATGGTTATTGAGCAGTTCAGCCTACGTCACCCTCACTGGCTTGTAACTCACGTAGAAGTATATGCGGGCCAAGAGTACATAGGCTCTTTAGGTGTAGATGGCTACACAGATAGAATAACCTTACGCAATCGTGCCATAAACGAGGTGATGGTACGTAAGGGTTACATGGCTAGTAGTAAGGCTAACCAGTTATCGGCAAACTACGATAAGTTCTTTCGCCCTGCTACCCCCTTGCAGCAGGCTAACTTACTCAGGAAAGAAGCGTATAACGAAATGGCTCGCGGGAAAATGGCTGAAGCCAATAAGTCCCTAGCGCCTACAAGAGCTTTTGTAGAGTCGTTGACAGACTACATCATGCAGAACTTCGATAAGTATAAGGAGATAGCTATAAACAGTGGGTGGTCTTCTGAACACCAAGATACTTTACCGAGTTTGTATAGTGACTATACTTTAGTAGCTTCGATAGCGCCCTCACCTAAGCTGCATAATAAAAACTCCGAAGGCTTTTACTTTTATGTTTCAGATGGTGTGTGTCTAGCGACAGACTACCGAGGGCATAAGATAGGCGCGCACTATTCAAACAACTTGCCCACAGAACTAGCGGGTAGAATTGGAATGCTTAAGCTAGCGGAAGATAAGACTTTTATTAGAAATGTAGGCTATCGCCAACAACAAGACTTTTTCTATATCCTTGGAGATTACAATGAGTACACCAAATAAAAACTTAATACACGTTAACGTGCGGTTGCCACAGTACGTCATAGATTATTTTAGGCAGCAACCTAACTACACGCGCGCAATACGAGACGCGCTTAAACAACACGTGGAGGCACAAGATGGAAAATAAAGACCCAGTAATGGTAGACCTCGACAGATACTTAACCGAGTGCGAGGAAGACTACGTAGACCCTGCCGAGCGTAAGCGAGAGAGGGAGGAGTATTTAGCTGACCAAGAATGATGCCCACTACCTAACAATTGTTAGGTCATGTTGATACACTTTGCCACCTTCGGGTGGCATTTTTTTGTCTGTAGAAAAGCTATTGACAATGTTAAACCCCGCCCCCATACTCCGTGCATGGCTCTTACCCCCGAAAAGAAAGTAAAGAATAAAGTCGTTGCGTTATTAAAGGAACGTGGCGCTTATTATTTTTTCCCCGCTACCTATGGCATGGGACGCTCTGGTATACCTGATGTGGTAGTTTGCTACAAAGGGCATTTCATTGGCGTTGAGTGCAAAGCAGGCAATAACAAACCAACCGCACTACAGCTACGCGAGCTGGCAGCAATTGCAGACGCTGGAGGTAGCTCCCTAATTATAAACGAATACAACCTTAACGAACTCAAGGAGATACTTGATGAATAAAGGGCTAGAGATAATACTGAAGCGGATTGACACGCACCCCGAAGAGTTTGACCAGTTATTTAGGCAGAAACCACACAGCGCAAACCCCACAGCTAGTTGGGACAAACTTGTAGAAATAGCTTTGAGCTTACAGTGTAGTCATTCATTTCTTACTGCGGACGAACGTGCAGAGTTGAAGGCAAAAATACAAAGCGTCCAAGGCGACATGTTCACGAAAGCGGTGATGCGTACGCTGTTTGCTATCAATGGTGATGACAGTAGTGGCGATACATAAAAAATACATTTAAGGAACGCAAGGCTTTGGATATTTTAGTTATAGACTTCGAGACTTACTACGCGAAAGACTTCGGTTTTAATAAACTCACAACAGAAGAATATGTACGCGACTCGCGCTTTGAGGTTATTGGCGTAGCTGTTAAAAAGAATAACGAAGAAACACAATGGTTTAGCGGAACAACAAAAAACATTAAAACGTTTCTTGACCAATTTGATTGGGGGAATGGCGCAGCCGTAGCACACAACGCTAAGTTTGATATGGCAGTTCTAAATTGGGTTTTTGATATTAGACCTAAGAAGATAATTGATACCCTTTCAATGGCACGTGCTATCCACACAGTCGAAGTCGGAGGCAGCTTAGCTGCTTTGAGCGAGTATTATAATTTAGGCAATAAGGGAACGGAAGTACATGAAGCTATTGGCAAAAGGCGACTAGACTTTTCTCCGTCTGAGTTGCGCTCCTACGGTGGTTACTGCATACAGGACGTAGAGCTTACAGCTAAGCTCTTTATGATTTTAATGCAGAGGTTCTCTGTGTTCGAGCTAGACCTGATCGACCTTACTCTTAGGATGTTTACTGAACCTGTACTCGTTTTGGATAAGAAGATTCTAAAAGAGCATCTGGAAGGTATACACCAGAGAAAGAAAGAGTTGATGGAAAAAGTCATACACGACGAGAAAGACTTACGAAGCAGTGCGAAGTTTGCCGCATTACTTGCTGAGTTTGGTGTTAAAGCCCCTATGAAGTTAAGCCCTACTACAGGCAAGGAGACTTACGCATTCGCTAAAACAGACGAAGAGTTTAAGGCGTTGCAAGAACATGAAAACGAATATGTGCAATTGTTAGTTGCTGCGCGCTTGGGTGTGAAGTCTACTATTGAGGAGACGCGTACGGAGAGGTTTATAAGCATAGCGGATCGCGGTTTATTGCCTATACCACTAAGATATTACGCAGCACACACTGGTCGGTGGGGTGGGGACGACAAGATCAATATGCAGAATTTACCTAGAGGCTCGCAATTGAAAAAGGCTATGCGCGCGCCAGAAGGCTATGTGTTTATAGACTGCGACCTTTCTCAAATTGAGGCTAGGACTCTGGCTTGGCTCGCACAACAGCATAATCTTGTAGCTGCTTTTGAAAACGGTGACGACGTTTATAAGATCATGGCTTCTTCTATATATGGAAAACCCACTAATGAAATAAGCAAAGACGAAAGGTTCGTTGGTAAGACTACGATCTTAGGCGCAGGGTACGGAATGGGGCCAAACAAGTTTCAGCAGCAGTTAAAAAACTTTGGTGTAGAACTAGACCTCAGAGAGTGTGAGCGGATCATCAAAGTATATAGAAAGACCTACAAAAAAATTCCAGAACTGTGGTATCAAGCGGGAGACGCACTGGAAGCTATGATGCGTAACAGAACAGCGCCTCTTGGGTTAAAAGGAGTACTAAACGTAATGGGTACGCAAGGTATTGAAATGCCTAACAAATTACGAATACAGTACGCAAATTTAAGAAAACAAAAAGGGGAAGACGGCAAGGACGAACTGGTGTACGATACACGAAGGGGTCGTGCGGTCATACCCAACAGGATATATGGGGGTAAAGTGATTGAGAACGTTTGCCAAGCTTTAGCCCGCATTGTTATAGGTGAGCAGTTGTTAAGGATAGCTAAAAAGTACAAGGTGGTAATGACCGTACATGATGCGATAGGCTGTATAGCCCCTGAAGCAGAAGCTGACGAGGCAATGAGATTCGTGGAAGAATCAATGAAAATGCGGCCTACATGGGCATTAGATTTACCTCTTGATTGTGAAGGTGGGTACGCTAAAAGTTACGGGGAGTGTTAAGTAATACCCCAGCGGGCGGTGGGTAGGTTCTCATAGCCAGAAAACACCCGCAGTGTACAAAGAGGAATGACTGCTTAATCGGTGCGTTCTCCGCCTCTTGTGTGCACCGGCTAGCCCACGCTACGGGCCTTTATTAGGAGAACACTATGAAAGACTATAGGCTGGAAATAAAAATAAAAAACAACTACTTGTTTAGTAGGATGCAAGAGTACGGGGTTAAAAATGCTTCGCAGCTGGCTAAAGCTATAGGGTCGACCCCCGCTGGCGTAGGCAAATACTTGAATTTAATGAGCCCGCCATACACAAAAAAGGGGGAGCTAAAAGAAATACCTAAAAAACTATGCGATTTACTTTATTGCGACATTGAAGACCTATTCCCGTCGGAGCATTTAGAAAACCCGTTAGAAAAAAATATTGTAATCACGGAAAAGAACAAGCACGAGCTACTACCTTCGAGGATGTTAGAGACAGATGATCCCTCCGTAGCTCTTATGGAACAAGAAGTTACGCAAGGTGTAGACCACGCCATAACTAAGGTTTTAAATGATAAGGAACAACAAGTAATAACTTTACGTTTTGGGTTAGGGGGTGAAGAACCTCACACACTAGATGAAGTAGGAGAATTGTTTGGAGTTACGAGTAGCAGAATTAAGCAGATAGAAGCCAAGGCACTTAGAAAATTAAGACATCCCCGCAATGAAGATTTATTCTACCCCTTTTTGGAGGATAAACATCTTGCGGCGGTTAGAGAGCGCAAGCAACAAGAACTTGAACGCGTGGCAGATGAAAACGAGCGTTACCTGCACGGTTTGGAAATACTGCACCAGACAATGCAAGAACTTAAACTAGAGAAACTTAAACTGGAGAACTTTAATGACTACTAGGGCAGACCTACTTAGAACTATAGAAAAAATTGAAATAGATATAGCGGAAACTTCGAGGCGACCCACGATTATACAAAGGTTAAAATTCTTTTTGTCGCAAAAGACGGTAGCTTCTTGGATAACAGAGTTAGGCAACATAAAAGCAGCACGTAAAGCAAAGATCAAACAGCTACGTACTAGGAAAGACAATATAAATAGCGCTCTTAGTGTGTGGCTAGATGCGGGCGATGTAATAGGAAAGTATGAAATAGAGGAAGAAACAAATGAGCGGTAAAGGTAGTAGACGTAGACCTGCTTTTATACCCATACAAGACTTTGGGGAAAACTGGGCAAAAATATTTGAGAAACCAAAACAGGAGAAAGAATCGGATGATAACAGCACAAATGGCAAAGCCGACCGACCCGATGCCGCCGGAGACAGCGCTACAGAAACAAACGGGCGGGACACACTATAAGAACATGGCTATCCAACCTGCCGAGTATGCAGAGAAGAACGGGTTATCGCTACTAGAAGGCAATGTGGTTAAGTACATAACCAGATGGAAGTTAAAGGGGCAGCCTTTATCTGACTTAGAAAAAGCCAAGCACTGTATAGACTTGTTAATTGAGATACATAACGTCAAATGAAAATAACAATAGAAGTAGATGGCACCGATGCCGAAGAGATTATGGCTATGCTACAACGTGCAAGCGAAGCGGTGGAAAAGCTAGAAGCCATACTTGAGGAATTTGAAGATGCTGATAAAGTGTAACGCCATCGACCACGCGTACTTAATAGAAGACGACCCAGTACGTCCTAAGTTGTTTAAAGATAACAGTTTGCGGTTTGAAGACCCGTTCCGCGTGTACGCAGAAATTAATGACGAGACGGGGGAGATAGCCGCAGTTGTCTGCACAATAATTTGCAAGTTTGTTCCGCAAGATGAGTATCAGATAAAGCTAATTGCTATGGGTAAAACCAAGCAGATAGAAGAACAGCTAAAAGAACGTGAAGAAACGCACGGGGAGTTGGGCACGGTATTGTGCCCTTACTCAATCTGGTCATACCAGAAAGGACATGGAAGAAAACTAATTAACAACCTGCTTGAAGCCGCGCCTATAATGCACCCAGAGGTAGACGCGGTAATAACTATGTCCCCGCACACAGATACAGCAATGCGGTTCCATATTAGCAACGGCGCAGATATATTCTCTACCAACAGCAAGTGCGTTAATTACGAGTACGAGGTACCCGATGTCATACTTCACTGATCCAATGGCTGCTATAGAAGAAGCGCAGTTTCTGGCTAACGCCTCACAACAAAAGATGTTTGTAGTAGAAACAGAGCCTAACCGTATAGAAGTCCTTACACCCGAAGAGGCTTACCATGTAGACGGGTTAATAATAGAAAAAATAGCACCTGTCCTTGAAAAAGAGGAAACAGTATATGATTACTCCGTTAGTATGCGTCGCAGTGGCCGTCTATTTTGAGTCGAGAGGCGAACCCGTTGCTGGGCAGGTTGCAGTTGCCCACGTAATCAGAAATAGAATAGAAGACCCACGTTACCCAGACAATGCGTGTGACGTGGTTAAGCAGGGGTACTACT